CGTTGTCGAGGGCGACGCTGTCGTCGCGGAGCGGATCGCTGATGCTCATGGTTTTAGCGTAGCGTGCAAATAATCGCTATGCAAGGCGCGAATTTGCTACACCGGTCGTGTTTTCGAGCTCGGTTTAGCCAACGATATGGGCGACGATCACGTAGAGGATCAGGCCGGCGAGCGCGCCCCAGAGCATCAGTTCGACTTTGAGATAGCTCAAGGCGGCGTCCTCTTTTTGCGCTCATTGTCGCAATTTTGCTTGATAAATTTGCGCCATTTGCTAAAATAGGCTCACGAGCGCTTTGCTCGACGGAGAACACAGTCAATGCCTTACGCGCTAATGTTGATGAATTTCGAGAATAAAAACGGCTATGAGCATTTCGCTCTGATCAGCAAGATTCCGCGAACCGGTTTTGTCGAGATCAGCGAGGAAGAGGCGAGCGCGCTGCGCGATGCGCAGCGGATCGAAGATTGGATTCCGCGCCGCGATGCGCTAAATCTCTTGTTCGATCCGATCAATAAGCGCTTCGAGGCGCAGAACATCCCGCATATCGAGGATCAAGACGAGATCGACCGCTTGATCGTCGAGCTAGGGCCGTCGTCTCATCTTCTCTACCGGGTCGAATAAAGCCTAGTGCAATCCGGCGCGGCCGAGGCCGCCGTAGAGCGGCGGCGGCATGATCGCGCCGGGGCCGCGCAGGATCGCGCGCGTCTCTTCGGCGACGCGCTCGCTCGGGCGGCGGATCAGGCCGCGGGCGCGCAGGAAGCGCAGGCCGTGCACGCAGGCGTCGACGCCATCGTCGTGCTTGCCTTTCGGGAACGCCGACATCTGGCTCATCAGATCCTCGGCCCATTCGCGCGGCCAGATCGCGCCATTGTCCTGGGTCTTGCACGGAACGTAGAGCAGCCCGTCGCGCACTTCGCCCTCGTCATATTCCTCGCGGAACAGATGGCTGACGGAATTGGCGCGCGCCTCCTTGTCCTCGGCGCCCGGGTTGATCAGCTGCAGCGCAAATTCCTCCTCGCGGGTGAGCCGGACGGTCTCCTGATAGATCGAGATGCCGGAGGCCTTGTTCTCGATCAGGACGCGATCGCATTTCAGCTTGCGCGCGCTCTTGACGATCTCCTCGACGGCGTCGTTGAAGCGCAGGCGTTTCTGCCAGAAGTGCATCAGCATGATCTTGGAGAGGCCGAACAGGTCGGGCCACACCCCGAGCACCACCATCGCGGTGAAGTCGTTCTCTTCCTTGGAGGTGAAGGCGGTGTCGACCACGCCTAAGATAAAGTCGAAATCTGGAAACTGGTTTTCGCTCTTTCCGTATTTCATGGCGAGCGATTTGTGCCAGAACTCCCAGCCGGAATAGGGAAAGATGCCGCCGCCGCGCGGCGCCGGGCGCTGCTGGTATTGGCCGGCATAGACGTAGACGCCCATATCGCGCTTGAGATCGTCGACCACGTTCTGCGGAAAGCGCTCCGGCGCGAGCAATTCGCCGTCGCGCGTGCGCGGATCGGAGAAGCCGATCTCGGTCTCGCAATGCCGGGTGCGCTCGTATTCCATCGGCAGGCAGAGATGCGTATAGCCGAGGCCGCCGCTCGCTAGAATCTCGCCGCTCAAATCGGCTTCGTTCAAGCGCTGCATGATGATGACGATCGCGCTCGCCGCCTGATCGTTGAGACGGTTGACGGCGCCTTCTCTAAACCGTCTGACGGTGCGCTCGCGATCGGTCGAAGATTCGGCTTTCTCGGCCGAGTGCGGATCGTCGATGATCAGCCGATCGCCGCGCTTGTTGGTTAAGCTCCCGAACGCGACGCCGTCGCGCGTGCCGGTGAGCGTATTCTCGAACGATAGCTCGCCGGCGCGGATCAGTTCGACTTGCGGCCAATGCCGCTGATACCAATCGGAGGTGATCAGCATCCGCATCTTGCGGCAATCGCGCGCCACTGCGCCTTCGGCATAGCTGGTCGAGATATAGCGAAACGACGTCATCGCCTTGGGGCCCCATTCCCAGGCGGGCCAGAGCACTGAGCAGAGCAGGCTCTTCATCGAGCCGGGCGGCACGTTGATCAGGAGCCGGTTGATAAGCCCGGCGGTAACGGCTTCGAGATGTTCCTCGATCGCTTCGATATGCCAGGAATGAACGTAGCGCTGCCGCGGCTCGAGGATCGGCCAGGCTTCGCGCACGAATTGGCCGAACGAGCGCTCGCAGCGCGTACGCACGGCGACGATCGAGCCGTCGATCATGCCGCGCTCGCGATCGTAGCGCTTGCGCGCCAGCGCGGCGCGCACGTCTTCGATGCCCATCGGCGCGTTCTTGCGCTCGGCGAGCGGCTTGATGAAATTGCCGGGTTTCACGGCGCGAACTCGTAATCGTCGGCGAGCAGATCGACCATATCCGGGATCCACGGGCAGAGATCGCGCCCGTTGGTCATGTAGATGTAGGAGAGCGTCATTTTCGAGTTCGCATCCGGCTTCTGCAGAGCGATCGATAGGCTCTCAGGCCAGGCTTTGCGGCGACATGGGCGGCCGGCGCCGATAGTCGATTGCATCTGCGCGATCGCCCAACCGATATTCATCGCTTCGCTCTCATCGCTATTTTTGTTCGCCACCACGTGGGCCATAGTGGCCCACATAGAGAATCAGACGTTTGCAAGCGATAAAAAGTCATTGCTCTCATCGCGATTGCGCCGGCCCGGCGGCTTCCATCAGCGCTTCGAGCTGTTCGAGCTGCGCTTCTGAGAGGCGATCGAGATCGAGATTGGCGTTAAGCGCGAGCGAGCGCTCGGGCGGCGCGCGCCAGCCCATTCGCCGCTCCAGCCAAAATCTGGTCATTGCGCCGTCGGCTTTTTGCCATTCGCGATCAGGACCGCCTACGCTTTGCAGATAGGCGCTTTGGGCGACGGTCAGATCGCGGGTGATCGCGGCCGTCTGCAATTCTTTTTTGCAGAAGCGCATCTGTGCTTTGTGCAAACCGGTGTAGCGCAGGATCTGATGCAAAGAGAAGCCGTAGGAGGCCATGTTCGAGACCATGCGCTTGGCGTCGTCGCTCGGCTCCGCATCGAATCGATTGGCTTTCGCCGTCGCTGCGCGATTGATGCCGCGGCGCGTAATCGCGCTCTTAAGCGAGACGCGCGGGATGATCTCGAGCAATTGCCAGCGAGCGAAGGCGCGCTTGAGCTGAGTTTTCGAGCCGCCGGATTTGGCCATCAGACTGTGCTCTCGAGCGTGGCGCCTGCTCCGAGATGAATCAACTCCATCCCGTATTCGTCAACCCCCGGAGAGAGCACGAGCCCTGACTTGAGACGCGGCTTCAGGTGACTGAAAGCGCGTCGATAATCGACGTAGTGATGCTCGCGGCCGAAGCGGCGAATGGTCTTGACCACGTCCGGGTGCAACGCTTTGAGCATCGCGCTTTTGAGCGCCGTGCCTTCCTTCGCGTAAAATTCCTCGGTATTGCCGCCTCTCATGGTCTGCGTCGCCTGTTTGTTCTGCAAAAAAGCGTTGAACTGAACGGTGCACCACCCCGCTTTGAGCATCCGGATCGAGAGATCGGTATCTTCGTTATAGCGGCCTTGCCAGCGAAACGGCACGTCGTTGCGGATCAAGTTGCAGGAATAAATTCTTGTATTCAGAATATACGGCGGAATCTTTCGCTTTCTCGGAGCGAACATGAAATAGTTCGGCCCCGCCATCGCCATATTCGAGAAGCGATCGATATAGCTCTCCATCGCGCTTAGGATCGCGCCGTCGGCGACGGGAATGTGCTGGTTGTCGATCAAACGGAAAAAATAGGCGATGTTGTCGTCCATCACCCAATGATACGGCTCGCCTATCGAGATGGCGTGATCCCAGGCAAAATTCCGCGCTGGTCCTGGACCTTTGCTCTTGGTCAGCCCCAGAGCGTCGAGACTATCGTAGATTCGCTGATACGCCGGATCGAGGACGAGCAGCTTCTCGCGCGGAGTTGTCTCGCAATAGTCGGCGAACTCGGCTGCTTCGATAATGACGCGGTAGTCGCAAGCCATCTTGTCGAGCGAGCGCATCGTGAGGCGCGACTTCGCCCTCCCTTTCGAGGGGATGTAGATCGGCGCGCTATTGCGGCTTCGATCGATCATCGCGCTCGCTCGATTTGATGCGCTTGTCGGCGTAGCGGTCGATCTCGATCTCGGGAAACCAGAGATACTTGGTCGCCGTAGTTACTGGCTTGGAGACCATCTTCGCGAAATCGTCGATCGCGTCCTGGTCTTTGAAATGAACCACGAGGTGGTGAAAGCCTAATTTGTCGTCCTGGTGGAAGGAAGGCATGCTCTGCCAGAGCTGGCTCACATCTGCGACGTCACCCGCGAAGACGGATAGCTCTAGCTCGGTAAAGCCTGTCAAGGTGATGTCCATATCCGCGAGCTTGAGATCATTGACTTCGGCCATCAAGAGATCGTTGTCCCAACCTGCGTCTAGAGCGAGCTTGTTGTCGGCGATGATGTAGGCTTTCTTCTCGGCGTCGGAGAGATGCGTAAGCTCGATGGTCGGAACGGTGTCGAGCTTAAGCTGAAGCGCGGCGCGCAATCGGCCGTGACCAGCAATAATCCCTTGATGTCTATCGATGAGAATAGGGTTCGTGAAACCGAAACGGGCGATCGAGCGCGCGATCCTGTCGATCTGCTGATCGGTGTGCGTGCGCGGATTGCGAATGTAAGGAATTAACTGGTCGGGGGAATAGAGCTTAATCTCGGGCATGGCGTAGCATGGCGAATTTTGGCGAAATTGTAAAAATTTGGGGGGAAGGATTGGTTCAGCTCACAAGGAGAGCCCAGCGCCCCCTAGGGGTCGCGTAGGAGTATGTTTGTTTTTCTCCTAGCTAAGTGCACGCCTCCTATCTGTGTTAAGAGGCCACCGCATAAGCTATTGAAATGATTATAGATATGGCGCGCGCTCCACGCTATTAGCTCTATAAGCTAGTAATGAATGGAGCGAGAATGAGACCAGCCATCGCCTACCTTCGCGTGTCGTCGAAGCGGCAAGAGCGCAGCGGCTTAGGCCTAGAAGGCCAGCTCGCAATCATCCGGCGCTTCGCGAGCGAGCGCTATACGATCGAAGCGATCTTCGTCGAGAGCGAGAGCGGCGCGAACGACGATCGACCGGAGCTAGCGAGCGCGCTCGCGCAAGCGAAGCGGCTCAAGTGCTCCGTCATTGTGGCGCGCCTCGATCGGCTCTCGCGCGACGTCGCCTATATCGCGAGCCTGATGGCGCAACGCGTCCCATTCATCGTCGCTGAGCTCGGAGACGACGTTGACCCGTTCCTGCTGCATATCTACGCAGCGCTGGCGGAGAAGGAGCGCAAGCTCGGCGGCGAGCGAACGAAGGCGGCGTTGGCGCAAGCGAAGCTGCGCGGCGTCAAGCTCGGCAACCCACGCTTGCACGAAGCGCGCGCAGCCTATCGCGATGCGTGTAGACCGATACGCGAAAAGCGCGACCAAGCCGTACTAAATATAGCTGAAAAGCTCGGTTCATATCGGACCCTCAACGACCTATCCGAACTGTGTTTCCAGCGAGGGATTGTGGCGAGAAATGGGCAGAGATTAGCAACATCGGTGCTATGGAGGATCGTTCGCGCGCGAGGTCGTAGAGTATAATCCTGAGAGATTGGCGTGTTGGGCGCGCGCTCGCTTTGGCTCGCGCTCGGTCCGCTATGCTGGCTTGGGGCGTTGGCGTCTGTTTCAGGACGGTGGATACGCGCGAGCTTCACCCTCTCCCTGCGCGGAGAATACGCCAGATTTCCGCCTCAATGTCAAGCGCGGGCCAGAGCCCGCGCGCTATGCCCATGATATCGTTGTCGTTTCCGCCCCTTTCCTGGCCCGAACTTTGCTATTGACCAACCTGACTGGGTGCAATGCCGCGGTTTGGGCCGGGCGGGTTTCGAGAATATCGAAGTTTCCGGCATATCCGGCCAGGCGCTCAGTTTTGAAAACATGTCGCAGGCTTTTGCTGTGGGTCGCGCGAGGGCGCTGCCTGGATAGGCGGAAAATCCGGCTATAGCGCGATACGCAACAAAATAGCCCCGTGCCCTCGCTCGCCTTAGGCCAAGGATCAGCAAATCGGCCAAAGGCTTATAGGGGCGCATCGCAGAGCGTGCGCCCTTAGTTGGCCCGCTGCTTGCTATCGCGCGCGCTCGTGCTTGATCTCTCAATGCGGCGGATACAGTGCGGCGGTCGAACCGCCGCTTTTGCGATCATCATCGCTCAATTCGCGCGCTCGCGATACGCTCCGAAAGAAATTGCGATGATCGTGACTATTTCTCTTGCGTGTCCCGAAGGATCGTCTATATAGGACAGATCGCGCTAGGGGATAGGCCCCGGTGCAAAGCGCGAACATTGGAGAAATAGAACATGGCTAACCGTAAAGCTCGCGCCGCTGCGCGCAAGTCCTCGCCCGTCATCGCCGTCGGAACGCCCGCAGGGGCCAACGCCGATCAGGCAGAGCAGACCTTGATCGACGCGCGCCGCGAGCAAATGCTCGCCGAAGCCGAGGCGACTATCGCGCAAGACGACCCGACCACGCCCGACGAGACCCCGGCGCCCGATCGCGA